TGCCTGTAGCAGCAGTCACCGTAATTGGCTCGTTGTCTCCCAATCCGTGAGCCGAACTAAAGTCTAGTTGATCGTTTCCGATGTCCCAGGCTGATGACGTAACCGTTTCCCTGACTCCAGCCTTGCGAGTGACGTAGTAGGTGGTTGAAGACGACAAGCCTGCCGGAACATTGTGGTCTGACCCATTTGAAAACTTGACTGGCTGGCCGACGTAAACCGGACGGCTAGTGCAAGTGATTCGCGTTGGGCCTGCTGTAGGACTGCTGTAATCTCCAGCAGTCAAGATCGTGTTGATGTAGCAGGCGTGCTCGCCAGAAGAGTTGATGGCTGCGCTAAGGCTAGGATCGCTAGCCGAACCCGGATCTGCGTTGCCGCCAAACTCGTTCTCTAGCAGGATAGTAGTCGTGGTCCCAGCAGCACCTGCCGTAGGAGTGAAGTCAAACAGTTCACCCGTCTCTGGAGGCGGCACAAAGGCTTGCGCGGGGTCAAACGTCAGAGTCGTCCCGGCAGTCGCTGCTGCATCTACGGTGTGCGTAGTGCCAGTCTTGCGGCGCGTGATGACGACACCGGTCGGGTCATACTGCCAAGTGACCGATGTGTTGATGCTCGTAGACGTAGAGCCTGCCAGCACCTTGCCCGTGCCGGGGTAGGTCGAGGCAGTCGCCGTGCCGATGTTCTGGTAGCTCGCAGTCGGGTCGTAGAAGGTCAGATACTTGACCGCCCGAGTAGCCTTGCCCATGACGTTCGCCGTCTGGTGCGAGCCAAACGTCGTCGCTCCAAGAACGTCTGCTTGGGGGCCACCCTTGAACGTAAAAGGCAGGGTGAGGATGTCGTCGTAAGGACCAGCCGAGTAATCCGGCGTCTTGGACGACTGGTTGCGAGGGCTACGGATTGATGCGTAGAGGTGGTTCGTCTCCCACTCAATCGCGTCGGCTACCTCTGTAGCCTGATTCTGCCCAGCAACGACAATGAACTTTCTGACGGCCACGGACTTACCTCAGGTAGCCGCCGTCAGGTATAGCGCGGGGGCGGCGGCTGCGACCCCCGCACTATGTGGCTCAGACTTCCGTCTGATCCGAAGCCGAAGGCTTGTCTTCCTTCGGCTGCTTCTTAGGACGACCCGGCTTCCGCTTGACTGGAGCCTTTGGCTCTTCTGCCTTAGGCTCTTCAACAACCTCCATCCAAGAGGCGTTGAATTGACGAGGGCTATCCAGGTCAAACTCCATCCCCGGCTTCCAGCGCCGGGGGCCGTAAATGCCGCGTTGTGTGGCTCTAACTCGCATTAGTTAGCGGGGTCAGTAGCCGGGACACGGGTGGCCGAACCTTGCCAGTTCGTCACGTCCTTAGTAAGGAACGCATTGATGTTGGCGGTCGTTACGTTTGCGGACGTAGCAGTGCCACGAAGGCCAAGGTAACGATGGTAATCCGCCTCAGGAAGAGTCGTGATGTATCGCTTACCCACAACCAGTTCGGTAATGGCAATTGGTCCGGTTGTCCAAATATCCTTCGTCGTTCCACCAGTCAAGGCAGTCTCGGTCGAAGTCGTCAGGTCAAACTCGTAGCTAGCGCCCGATCCAACAAACGCTGCCGTCACCTCAATGACAAGGTAAATCGGCTCTCCACCAGACAAGTCGATGGTCGTGTTGTCGCTGATCAACGAGTGAACATCAATCTCGCTGCCAATCTTTGTTTGGCCAGCCGACGTGTTCAGCTTGACATCAGTGTTGTCAGCAATTTCCAAAGTGGAATCAATAAACATCTGTGTGTCCTCCTATTAGAGACCGGTAACAGCCGACTCGTCTTCGAGCAGCGCGTCAACCTTGCGAATTGGAATACCATCGAAAACCAGTTGGCTACGGCCACCGATCTCGTCCATGCCAAGCGTCGAAGACTTGACCTTGTCTACAAACTGACGGCGCAGATACTGCTTGGTCTTGCGATTGCAGTAGAACGAAGCGCGACCAAAGCTAAGGCTTGGCACAAGTTCGCAAGCGTCCGACATCATTTCCACCAAGTCCAATCCAGCGCTAGCGTCTGAATTTAGGTCAGCAGTCTGGAACTGCATACGCACGATGTAGCGCCAGTCGCGAACACTCAGGCCACAGCACCACTTGTAGTGGGTGCGGTAAGCTTCCATGCGACCGCCACCGCTGCCAGTGGTGTCTTCAATAGTCACCTGACCCTTGTCTTCCTTCGACAAGCCCATTTGGCTGCCCTTAGAGTAAAGGCCGTGACAAGTGTTCGGACCCCACACAATCAAGTAAATGCTTGAGTGAGTGTTGCCGCTAATCGAAGAACCACCAAAAGTAGCGCCACTCAAGATGTTAGTGCCAACATCGGCGTTCTTGTCGTCAAAGCGCGGGCGGAAACCCGTGAACTCTTCAGCGTCCGTGCCTTCGTCGCCGTAAAACAGCGTCTTGGTGAACTCTTGGTTCATGCCCTCGATGTGGGCCATGTCCTCTGACATGCGGAACGCAGCCGTGTTGCCGTTCAGGTCAGCAAGTTGCTTGTCAACCTCGGCGTAGGCTTCCATCATGCCAATGGTGTCCGTGACCTGAATGGTCTCGCTCTTTGAAGGCTGAACGCCGCCGTAGAGCTTGCGCCACGTCGGAGCCGGAAGGCCGGAACGAATCGTAGTGCGGTGTCCCGTTTCCATGTTCCCTTCTAGTTGGACCATGTCTTCAAGGACTTCGTTGGTCTGAGAAAGAGTTTCGACAATCGTCGCGATGCTCTTATCAGGATCTTGCCGCTTGGTGTAATCAAGCAGCGTGGGGTGCGTAGTTGCGCTTACAACCATGGTTTAAGAACTCCTCAGTTCATCTTTGAGTTGTTGTAGAAATCTCGGGCAGAGAACGGCTGTTCTTTGTCCGTTTGGCTACCGGTAAGGAAACGATCCTCACCGATATCTTGGTGCGCCCTGACGAGGAACCGGATGATCTCCGGGTTATCGCCAAGACCTGTCTCCCCTAGCAGCGACTTCAACTCAGGAGTGCCAAAGGCATCGAGCACGCGAACGGCCTTGCCCAAGTTCTCCTGAAGTTTGTCTCCTCCGATCTCAGGATCGGACTTAACGCTTTCAACCCACTCGGAACGGACTTCGTTGATGTAGTCGTCGTTCTGCTGCCTCAGTGCCGGGGCGACTTTGTCGAGCACTGACTGGGCTTGCTCTTGAGTCAGGTTGAGATCTTTTGCGATTTCTGAGAACGCTTGCACCGGAGCCGAATCGATTTCGAGATCCGCGCCTTCAATAGCTTGGAACTCATACGATTCTGGCGCACCCTCAGGCTCGCTTACTTCCGCCGGTTGTTCCTGCTGAACAGGAGCTTCCTGCGGTTGCTGCTCTTGCGGTTGCTGCCCAGCGTCTTGGCCGGTCAGCAGAGAATCAGCAACTTGCCCTTCGTTGTTAGTTTCGGGAGTTTCTGTTTCGGTCTCTGTCATTGGATTCCTTGATCATCAAGGTGAACTGGTCGGGACACGCCTCCAGCAGATCGTCCGCGATCTTCGTGCCTACAGCCTGCGCCCCAGCCTTATGACTCTGAGCAAGACCGTTGGTGTCATTCACCGGCATGAAGAACCGCATTTCGCGTAGCCATCGCCACACGATCCGACGGCCAGACTGCGACCCCATGAGCCAACGCATGTCTTCACGATGCTGGTTAATACGAGCCTGAATGCGGTCAGATCGCTCTGCCGCATCCTCGTCGATCAACTCATCTGAAATCGCGTGTTGGCGCACGCCAGGAAGATAGCAAAATACGCTCAACAGGAAGCGATTTTTTTGCTCTCCGGCGTAAGTCGGTTGCGCTCAACAAAAAAGCAGGCTGACCACCTTGCCCCACACGGTGATACAGCCTGCTAGCAACCCGGTCCACACAACCGGGAGCGATGTCATAACCCTTAGACAGGCATGACCTTGCTTACAAAGCGGCTTGCAGTTTCGGTGACCCACTCGGTAACCTTCTGGACAGCCATAGCGGCTTCCGCTTGGCCAAGGTTAGCAAGAGTCGCCTGCACAATCGCTACTTCTGCGTCCGCAGCCGCAGGGTCTGTGAGGGAAAGCACAGCCAGTCGGCCAGAATCAGCAGCAATTGCTTCAAGGATTTCTTGCTTCTCGGGGGCGGTGATAGATGCCTTAAGGCTGTCAACCAAGGCACTTACGTCAGGTGTCATGTCGCTCATTGCTTCTTCGTGTTGGCGTCAATGCGGAGCTTCCAGGTCTCCAGAAGGCGGATACGCGAAGCCTTGGACGGAGCGTCAAGCTTCTCGTCAGCCTCCACGTAGGCGCGGTAAGACGGCGCAATTGCGTCGTAAGTCAGTCGATCGGCCTTTACGTAGGCATCAGCGACGCTGATCCCTTCGCAGCCAGTAAGCAGCACAAGGGCCGCTACAGCACAGAACTTCTTCACTTGGTGTCCTTGGGTTTGGGGGTGTCGGTTTTCTTAGCAGGCGGCTTAGGATCGTGCCCGTTGCCGTTGCCGTTTTCTTCAGGAGTGGGGCTACCCTCTGAAATAATACTTCGGAGATTCGCCATAAGCCCTGTAACCAAAAGGGTTAACAAGGCTGAAGCAACCGAAACTGAGTCTTCGGGAATTGCGCCAAACCCTAGCATGGCAATAAAGCCGCCGATCAACAGCACGAGGATGGCTGGCGTAGTAAGCGCAAGGTTAGTCCGCGCCTTTTCGCTGGCCGACGTGTTGAGCCGGATTTTAGCTAGCTCTAGGTTAATCTCCTCACGCCGCAACGCACGCTCGGCTTCGCGCTCGGCGCGCTCCTTAGCGACAATTGCTCTGTAGCGCGCTTGAGCTTCCTTAGTCTCTTCGCGCTTGAGCCGCAGTGCTGCTTTTTCGTCCTTCACGATGATCGTCTGCGGGTTAGAGGTGTCGGGGTCGAGGTCGTCATTCTTGGCCATGGGTCAACTCATAATTAAGGGTGCCGAATGATCCGCAGCAAGGTGCCGTTCGTGACCATGTTGGCTGTGCCGTCAGCGTCTGCTTCAGCTTGAAACTTTAGTTTGTTGCCGCTGCTGAGGCTAAGGATAGTGCTCAACGTGACAACACCAGTGTTCTGGTCGGTGTCACGCGAAGAATAGTTGCTGGCCGTGTGCATACTCTGACGCACGAACCCGCTGCCAGTGTCGAGCCACGTTCGACAGAACGCCTCAATGCGGTTGTTGCCGCTCATCCGGAACGAGCAATCAATCTGGTAGCGCCCGTCTGCCGCGATGTTGATTTGCGTGCTATCGGACGTGTCAGTTCCGCTGTCTTCGTCGTCGATCTGAATGTTGCCAGTTGAGTCCGCCAGCGCATCCGACGAACTAGTGTCCCACGACGCGTAAATGGTAGTGTTCGCGACCGACGCCGTCGAAGTCCCCACGGCCAGCATTGTGCTGACCTTGGCGTCTGTGGCTAGCTTGGCCGACGTGACCGCGCCGTCGGAGATAGCGCTAGTCTCAACTGCGGCGTTTCCCAAGGCTCCCGCGTTTACCGCGCCTGTAGCAAGCTTGGCGGTAGTCACTGCGGTGTCGCGGATCACAGCCGTGGTCACCGCGTTATCCGCCATGTGGGCGTTAGTCACCGCATCGTCGGCAATGTGTTCGCTTCCGATAGCGTCGTCCGCAATCTTAGTTCCGTCGACAGCATCTGCGCCAAGCTCGGTAGTGGTTACTGCGCCAGCGTTGATCTTGGCGGTGGTGACGGCGTCGTTAGCAAGCTGCGTATCCGT